GGTAATAGTCTCCGCTCGACATGTTTTCAGCAGTAATAGCCAGCGCTTTCAGTACCTTGAATGGCGGGCTGAAGGTGATGGTCTTCGTGCCTGCGCCAGAGATGACGCCGCTCGCCTGCTCGATGCGGTCCGGCATGTCGATGGTGACTTCCAGACGCGGCACGCGGATGGAATGCGTCGGCGACGCCGTCTCCAACACCAGCCGGAATTGGAATCCGCGCGCCGTCCAGTCGGCCACGACAAAGCTTTGCCAGGGTGACCACGTGGGCGAGCCGTTCGGGTCATCGTTTGTAGTGCGCACATAGAGCGTGGCCGTGACATCGGTGACCTGCTGGCCGATAATGCTTGGCCAGAGACTCACATTGTCGGTGCGCGCGCCGATGGTGTCGGCTTCGTCGAGCGTCTGCACTTCGAGCAGGGCGGTGAGGCGCGAGGTATAGACCGCGCCAAGGTCGATGAAGCCGCTCACCCATTCGCCGGATGCCGCCACGCCGCCCAGCAGAGACAGACGCGGCCAAGTGGAGATATTGCCGGTTTGCTGGCCGATGGTCTCGCTGCTGTCCAGGCGCAGCGCAACTTGATCCACCCATGTGCTGGTGCGCGTGCCTGCCCATGATGGCTGCGCGACGAGCGTTTCGACGACGTTGAGCGAGATCACGTCCGGCGCGTCAGTGATGACCGATACGGCATTGGCGGATTCATTGCCTGAACTATCCACCCATTTGGCCAAATAGGTGCCGGACAATAGCGGTAGCATGGCGCTAGTGGCCGATCCTGGGATGGCGACACCGATGTCGATGGCGTTCTGCCAGGATGCGCCGCTCAAGAGTGGGCTATGACGCACACGCAGATAGCCGCCGACAATCACGTCGAGGTCAGGCGCTGGGTCGAAGGTCAAATGCGCATGGCCGCCGATGGCGGCAAGCGCCAGGCCGGTCACATCGGCGGGTGGCGCCGTCTTGCCGAAGAGGGTGCGCATGAGCGTGGCCGGTGCGCTACGGCGGCCCAGGGCGTCCACCGCGCGGACTGAGACTTCCCACGATCCTGGTGCGGCGGGCGCGATTTCGATGGCTGGCGCGCTGACGGTCTGCGTGGCCGGATTGCCGCCATCGATGCGCCATGAGACTTCGTAACGCGCCGCGCCCGGCACGGCGTCCCACGAGACTTCGGCGCGTGCGGCGACGACGCCCAATGCAGCAAGATACAGCGATTCCGAGATAGTCACGTTGCTTGGCGCTGCCGGTGCGGTGATGCCGTAGGCCGTGGTTCGTATCGGCTCCAGGACCAGATTGCTCTCGATGGCGGCGTATTTTTCCGGCCGGTGGGCGAGTGCCGTGATCTCGACGATGCCGGTATCGACCTCCGAGACCGACACCACCCGCCACGTGGTGGGCGAGAGATCGGACGCGGCCAGCACCCAGACCGCGCTCGCCATCGGCGCGGCGGAGAAGGCAGGCGAAACGGCAAGCACGGTCTGGCTGCCTACGCTGGTGGTCACGCTGCGCGTCTCCACCGTGCCATCCGGCAGCATGCAGGAGAGGCTGTAGGACTTGCCCGACGCGATGGTCACCGGCGCATCGAGCGTGATGCTGGAGGCCGTGGCAGTCTTGACGCGCCCGCCGAACCGGACGCCTGCGCGCGAGGCATCCTGGATGCGGATGACCGCGCCGGGATAGACCAGCGCGCCATCGAGCCCGGCGCGGAAGGTGACCGTCTCGGTCTCCATGCGCTCGGTGTAGAGCAGCCAGCGCCCGACCCGGTGCGCCTGCCCGCGTGATGTGCAGCCGACGGCGATGATCTCTGTCTCGCGCACGCCCCATTGACGGATGCCTTCCACGTCTTCCACGTACTCGATTTTCTGCCTGTACATGTCGGACGGGTCGTTCCATGTCACCAAGGCGACGGTGTGCCGCTGCTTGATCGATGAGCCGGAATAGGTGAACGTGCCGTCGATGACGTTGGATTCGGTGAAGAGCGCCACCGGATCGGCGGGCATGTCGGCCACGGCGGTGATCGCGCCTTGGCTCCACCAGGCCATGCCGCGAAAGATGGCCGCCATCTGCTGGAGCACGGTGTAGGCTTCTTGCCGCGTCTGTAGGTACAGATTGCATGTGAATCGCGGCTCTAGGCCGCCGAAGCCATCCGGCACGAGCTCGTCGCAGTAACGCCCGATCTCGTAAAGCGCCCACTTATCCACCTGACTGGCGTCGATATACGCGCCCAATCCGTAGCGGGCATTGGTGAGCAAGTCGTAGAAACACCAGGCCGGATTGTCCGTCCAGGCGATCTTGAAGGCGCCGTTCCACACGCCGCTGTAGCTGCGCGAGGCCGGGTCGTAATTGACCGGCACCTTGACGCGCAGCCCGCGGATGTCATAGCCGCGGCGCGGTATGCGGTTGAATTGCGCGGCGTCGATCTGGATCGCCACCAATGCGCTATTGGGATAGCGCAGCTTGGCGTCGATGATCTCGGTGTAGCTGTCCCAGTAGGTTTGATTGCGCAGGTTCGCCTGCGTGCTGTCGGCGGTGATCCGGCGCACGCGAATCTGCCACGGCCCTGGCACTGGCAGGTCGAGGCGGTAGCTGCGCTGATAGCGGCTCGTCGTCTTGCCGCTGATGGTGTCGCGCCTGACTTCCTGCCAGCCGCCGCCGTTGTTGTTGATGTCGATGGCAATTCCGACCGAAGTTCCGGTCATGTCGCCGGTCGATGGATCCTGGTAGGTCAGCGCCGGTATCGAGACGGTGACGCGCACGGCGGAGAGATTGACGTTGCTGATCGAGCGCACCACGGGTGCGCTGGCCTTGATCTCGGTGGCCACGGCAATCTCGGATTCGACCGCCGCGAAGCCCGGGATGTGCGCCTGCGATTGCGTGCCGTTGCGGGTGACGACGGTCACGCCATTGAAGTTGTAGCTGCCGTCGGCGGCCTGCAAGGGCGTGTCGTCGAGATAGATCGAGCGCGCGCCATTGACCAGCCCCTCGATCTCGCCCTCGGACACGCAGTCGATGACGCGGGCAAACGCGCGGCTGCGCAGGCTGTCTGGCGCTTCGGTGGGGACATGCGACGAGCCGCCGCCACCGCCCTTGCCGCCGCCACCACCGCCAGCACCATGGATACGCACCAGCTCGTTCATGGCGCATACTCCTCGGCGACCATGCCGGCGCTGATGACTTGCGATCCAACGATCAGGCGCCCATAGCAAATCGGCACGGGATTGCCTTGGGCGGCGGTATTGATTGCACCATCGAAGGCATAGCTGGGCTTGTTTTCCGGGCGATCCGGCGTGCCAGGCGTCTTGGGCTGCGGCGCGAGCATCTGCGAGACACCTCCGAGCACGAGCGACAGGCCAACGTTGGCGGCCAGATACCCGGCGAAAGTCATTCCGCCGGCCGCCCACGCCGCGCCGAGACCGAGGCTGGCCCCGCCGGTCATGACACCGACACCGATCAGCGCCGCCCCAAGGATGATGCTGCCCAGGCCTTTGCCCGCGCCCGCCGTCACGGGCACGATCTTGATGGCCTCGTCCGCCGGAAGCGCGAGCGTGTCCAGATCGCGCGGGTCTTTGCCGACCAGCACGCGGTAGCCGGGGGTGGAATGCTTCGCGAGATAGGCGCGAAATCCCGGTATCGTCGCGCACAATGCGCGCACGGCCTCGACGGGAGAACGCACATCAAAACGATGACGCCTACCAAAGCGCTTGCCTAGATGCCCGTAGAGCAGCACGCTCAGCATGGCGCGGTCTCCTTGATCATGCTGCGGTGGCGCAACACATGCGTGGTGACGTGCCGCCAATAGCCGCCGTAAACATCCCGGCTGGACAGCCGGCCGTGGCAGTGATGGAGTAGATGGCCATCCACATCGATCACTCCGGCGTGATTCGGCACCGGCGAAGCCACCTGCATTAGCACCGCGTCATGGGCGCGCGGGCCGTCCTGGACGATGACGAAACCGGCATGCCCGAAATTGTCGAGATAGAGGTTGCCGCCCTTCAGCCACCAGTCGTCCTCGCGCGCATAGTCCGGCAGGTCGATTCCGCATACCTCGCGGTAGTAATCACGGCAGAGCGTGTAGCAATCCAGCACCCCGTGGACGAAGGGCCGCCCAATGAGGGGGGCCCTGTAGCCGGACGGCATGATGATGCGGTGCTCTCCGGTGGGATGATTGACGATGAGCCAGGGCAGCCCGGTCTTCTCGCACATGACGCGATCGGCCTCCGACGGCTCCGGTGGGATGAATGGATGCGAATGGCAAACCGCCACCACTTCGCCCATGTCCTCGGCCATCGCCTGATCCTCCGGGTGGATCGCGAACTCCGCCTCGCCCGCGATGTTGCGGCAGGGCACATAGCGCAGGCGACCCTTGATGACCACCGCCAGCCCGCAGGCTTCGCGCGGTGCTTCGCGGGCCGCGTGCGCCGTCACGTCTGCGAGGATGTGGGTCAAATCGATCATCGTATCAACCCCGCCGCCGGGAAGCCGCCGAATGGCAACGGATTATTCGCGCCGAAGCGCAGCTTGCACGATGCCATCCGCTTGCCGCACTTGTCACGCGCAGGATCATTCGTCGGCTGATCGTTGATGTCCGCCACCGCGCCGCCGGTGTAGCCGCATTCTGCCGATCGGTAGCGCCAGGCGCAGACGTTCTGCACCACCTGACGGCGCGGAAGCATGACGCCCGCAAGGTCAAAGGCCGCAGATAGCTCGAATTCGACCAGCAGCTTATTTTCGGTCGCCTTGCGATCCACGAACCAGATTTCGCGGTCGATGAACTGGTTCGGGTCGGCCTGCGGATTGCCAGCCGAGAAATTCACGGCATCCAGATACTTGA